AATTAGATAAGCTAGAAACTATCAGTGGTAAAGTAGAGAACCTTGATGAAGGAAATTTAGGATTAAACAAACATCCAGATCATTTTAAGATAAGATGGAAGGTTGTAGAAAAATTTAAAAATATTGGTTGGTAGTGTAGAGAAATTAGGTTAATATGAAAGAGTTGAAAAGATTCCCAATAAAGTACGTAAGAGACTTTATTAAAAAAGATTATAAGCTTAGAGATAGGTGTTTTATTTGTGGATCGTCTAATAAACTTGAACTTCACCACCTTTATAGTATTAGCGAACTTTTTAGGCAGTGGTGCACAGACAATAAAATTTATTCTATTGACACAGTTGAAGAAATAACCGAATATAGAGTTAAATTTTCACAGGATTGTGCAGAGAATTTATCTAACGACAATCTATATACATTATGCTCAAAGCATCATAAACAGTTACATACGATCTACGGGCAAACGTATTCAAATCATCTAACACCTAAAATTAAGAAATGGTTAGATTTTCAAAGGTTAAAAAATGGCGGAGTATGAAGAATTAAAAGGTTTTAGAAAGTGGGCAGCCGATCGTCTTAAGTTGAACCCTGCTCAGCCCTCTATTGCATCTTTAGAGCCTTATGCATCTCCTGAAACAATTGTTGATTTCGAACAGGCTTATCGAGAAATCGAAGTAGTTCACCGTTCTGTAGAGATGATAATTAACGCCTGTAACGAGATTCCCTTAATTGTTGAAGGAGCCTCTCCCTCCAAGAAAGTAAATAAGCTTTTAAATATTAGACCTAATCCTTTTGAGGACAAGTCAAGATTGTATAGAAGAGCTTTCTTAGACTTTATGTTAGACGGTAATGCTTTCTTCTATTATGACGGTAGTGATTTATATCTTTTACCTGCAAACGATGTTGAGGTAGTTCCTGACTCACGCACCTTTGTAAGCCACTACAACTACTTAATCTCAAACCAGCAGTCTCAAGATTTTTTTGGTATAGGCGGTGGTAAACAGACTAGAAAATCTGAATCAATTCAGTTTGAGCCTCATGAGATAATTCATGTCATGGCCGAAAACGAAAATTCTATTTTCCGTGGAACTTCTAAACTTAAGCCTATTCTTAAGCTTATGGAGCTTTACTTCTATATGATAAAGTTCCAAAGACAGTTTTTTAAGAATAATGCTCTTCCTGGGTTTGTCCTTACCACTGATAATATTTTATCTCAGAGAGTTAAACAAAGACTTCTTGAATCTTGGAGATCTACTTACTCTACTATTTTTGACGGAGCCAGGAATCCGGCAATTTTAGATGGAGGCTTAAAGATTGATCCATTTTCATCTATTAATTTTGATCAATTAGATTTTGAAGATTCAATAGAGAGAATACAGCAAGACATGGCAAAGGCGTTAGGAGTTCCTTATGTGTTGCTTAAATCTGGTAATAATGCAAACATAGATGCAAACCAAAAGCTATTTTATCTTCACACTATCATACCGATCCTTAATCAGTTTTGTTCAGCGTTTGAGCACTTCTTTAATAATGGCGTAAGTATCAGACCTGATAGATTAAGCGTACCAGCATTACAGCCAGACAATAGAACTCAGGCAGTCTATTATTCTACTCTGGTAAATACTGGAATTATCACCCCAAATGAAGCTCGTGAAGGATTAAGATTTCCAAAATTAGAGAATAATGATACTATAAGAGTACCACAAAACATTACGGGTAGTGCAACAGATGCTACTCAAGGGGGTAGACCTGCTGAGGCTGAGTCTACTGACCCTAACACAGAGGAAACCACTAATGAAGGATAAAACTTTATATTTAAACAGCTCTTTTGAGACAAAGGCTGTCAAAAAAGGTTCCAAATCATTAAAAATTGCAGGATATGCCAACACTATTACGAAAGACAGGGCGGGTGACGTAGTTACTGCCGAAGCTTGGGCTAAGGGTGTTGAAAATTATCGCCGCAATCCTGTGTTACTTTATCAACATAAACATGATTCCCCCATCGGGCGAGTTGATAAGATCACAGTGGATAAAAAAGGAATCTTTGTTGAAGCCGCAGTTTCCGAAGCTGCTGAAAGAAATCAGGGTATTCAAACTTTAATCAGAGACGGTGCTTTAAAAAGCTTCTCTGTTGGTTTTAGAGTTAAAGACGGAAAATACAATAGAGAAGACGACAGCATGATGATCACTGATGTTGAGCTTATGGAAATTTCTGTTGTTTCAGTTCCGTGTAATCAAGACTCGCTTTTCTCAATTAGAAAAAGCTTTGAGTCTGACTCAGATTTCGAAGAATTCAAAAAATCTTTTGAGCCTGCCTCAGAGGATGAAGTAAAAATGATGCGTAGTATCAAGGCTGGTATCACAAACGTAAATGAAGGACATTACCATACCGTTGAAATGGATAATAACGGAACTGGGGTTACTACTTACGCATCTCATATGTCCAACCATGCTCATAAAGTTGTAAATGGTATTGTGATGGAAGCTGAAGGTCATACTCATGATATTACTATGATGGGTGTACCTATTCATAACATGGAGAGTGAGGAGTCAGTTTCTGAACGTCCCTTATCTCCAACAGAGGAGGAAGCAATGTCTAATGACAAAACTGAAACTTCTGAGGCTATCGAGGAGAAAGCTGAAACTGAAATGGAAGTCGTAATTAAAGAAGAGGCTGAAATCGAGGTTGAGGAAAAATCTGAGGAAGTCGTAGAAGAGAAGGCTGAATCATCTGAAGAGGTTATGGAAGAAGTTGAAAAAGAAGATGACTTAGAGGAAGAGTTTGAAGCTCGTGATCCTAATGAGTCAATTCCTATGGTAAACTTACTGTCAGCTGATCCAGAATCACTTCAGCATGGAGATTTAGTAAATTTCAATGAAAAAATGTATAGGGTAACTAAAATAGCAACCGCCCAATCACCAATCTTTAAGTTTTTAGAGATTGACGCTCAAGGTAAAGATTGTGATAATGTTCTTAATGTGAACGCAGATGAACTTTCCTCACAATCTGAAACAAAATCACAAACTAGTGAAGACGAGGTTTCTAACGAAAGTCTGACTAAAGAGCTTCACAATAATTCTGATAAGGAGAATGAAACAATGGCTGAACAAGTCGTAGATACGATTGATATCGATAACGTTGCTAAAGAAGCAGCTGTCGAGGTCAAAAAAGAAGCTGCTCCGGCAGTTCAAGTGTCTGAGCCTCAAGTTGCAGAACTGGTTGAGAAAACTGGTGAAGCTATCATCAAAGAGTCAGACGCTCAAGAAAAATCCGATTACACTCCTCGCGAGAGCGATGAGTTAGCTGCTCTTAAGGCACAGATGGCCCAATACCAGGACCAGATTGCTGCCCTTCAGCAGACCAAAATGCACTATCAGGAGCAGAGCCGCAATCAAGCTCAGTTCACTGAAAAAGAGCAGGCTAACGCCGTAATGCTCGCTAAGATGATGAACAAGCGTGACGTTTTTGACACCAAGCTTGGTGCAAAAATGAAAGCTATCACGACTGTTGATCAGTTCCTTAGCAACTTCTCATCCAACATCTACACCGAAATGGAACAGCAGCTCGTTGTTGCTCCGATGTTTGAGCGTGTAGCAGTGGATGCAAGAAACTTCCGCGTACCTGTCGCTGATGAAGACACCGACGGTGATGTTGCAATGTTTGCTTCTGGAACTTTTGCAACAGGCATCGCAGATGCAACTCGCGTACCGACTTCGAACCAGAACACCATCAGCTCAGTGGACTTCACTCCACATAAGTTTATGGCTGCAACCCACCTCGCCAAAGACGAAGAAGAAGACACCGTGCTTCCGCTTATTGACTTCCTGCGTGCCGCTGCTACTCGCCGCCTGGCCCGTGCGATTGACAAGTCGATCCTTCGTGGTACTGGCGCACTGACCGGCTTTACCGCATCGCCAACTAACGCTATCGTAGCTGGTACTGGTTATGCATCCGTCATCGAAGGTATTACTAACCTGACTGGTGACGTAGGCGCAGGTCTGACCGTCGATACTGGTGGAGCCAACGATAAAGCTGATCCGACTGATATCGCAGCTGCTCGTACAAAGCTTGGCAAGTATGGCCTTCAGCTTGGTAACGATCTTGTGTACATCACATCTATCGAAGGTTACAATAACCTCGTAACAACCTCTGACTTCCAGACTGTTGACAAGTTTGGACCGAACGCAACCTATCTCACAGGTTCAGTTGGTGCCGTCTACGGTATTCCGATTGCTATCTCTGAGTTCCTGGACAACGTTGGTTCTTCTAATAACGATCTGGGTGTCCTGATCTACAAGCCTGGATTTATGATTGCCGAACGTCGCGGTATCGAGATCGAGAGCGAGTACGAACCACGCCAGCAGGTCACTGCAATGTATATGTCAACTCGTATTGACTTCAAGGCACTGACCACTAACTCGAGCGCAGCTCTGGATGCTACCAAGTACTCCTACGCTGTAACCGTTGAAGCTGGCTAATAGCTGACTTCAAATATTAGACTACTACAAGGGGGAGGCGGTCACGTCTCCCCTAATGTAATTAAGGAGAAAAAAATGATTCCAGATCATATTACAACTCGTGACGAAGCATACGGATGG